GCCCGATCATGCCGAGATGATGAAGTAAAGAGTGAAGAATTCTCTTGTATATAACCATCTGCGGCAGCTTGACGCAGATACGCCAGCTCCCGCGCAAGCTGCTCAGGAGACATCTTGCGAAGAATAGAGACAATTTCAAGCTCCTCGGCGCTCAAGTCCTCGGCCATGCGGCCGGGGGCTTTTGCTGTATACATATCTTCGGCGATACGGTGCAACGCTCGGTACTCCTCTGTATTTTCAAATTCTTCATCCCAGCCCATGATAACAGCTGGAGAAATTTTCAATGCTTTTGCCAAAGATGCTATACGTGTGCGCTTCATATTAGATATGTCACCGGATTCCCAACGTGAAATGGTTGCCTCACTTACACCAACAGCAGTTGCAAGCTGTGCCTGCGTCATGCCGAGTTCAAACCGTCTTGTTTTTATAATGTCTTTAATTTCCATAATATCACCTCCAGTGCTTGTAAAGGGAGATTAACACACAAAGCGCGTTTTTGCAATACCTACACGCAAGAAAACGCAAGAAAGTTGCATTTGCGTATTGACTTGCGTTTGCGCAAGTGATATAATCGCCTTACGTTAACGCAAGGCGGAGGTGATAAAATGTTTAATAAGAACGCATTCAAAGCAAAAGTCGTTGGTGCAGGAATGACGTTGGCAGAGGTGGCCGCCAAAATCGGCATTAACCCCGCAACGCTTGGCCGAAAGATGAGCGGGGAGAGCGATTTTACAAGAGCAGAGATCCAGAAAATGAGGTCTATTCTTGGGATGACGGCTGCGGATGCTGACGCCATTTTTTTCGCAGAATAACTTGCGTAAACGCAAGTTGAAGAGGGAGGACAAATGAACGAACTGATCAAGGTTACATACGATAACGACCGCCCCGCAGTTTCCGCGCGAGACTTGCACGACTTTCTGGAAGTCAAGACGGCCTATAAGGACTGGTTCCCCAGAATGTGCGAGTACGGTTTTACGATGGGCGAGGACTTCAACCCGCTCAAAAATGAGCGGGTTCAGATGGAGGGCAACAGATACGTTTCCAGGACGGTAGATGATGCCGTCATGACCATCGACATGGCGAAGGAGCTGTGCATGATCCAGCGCAACGAAAAGGGCAAGCTGGCACGCCAGTACTTCATCCAGATCGAGAAGGACTGGAACAGTCCCGAAAAGATTATGGCGCGGGCGCTGCAAATTGCAAAGGACAAAATCATGCGGCTGGAAACCAAAGTAGAGGCTGACAGGCCAAAGGTGCTATTTGCCGATGCCGTGAGCGCATCTCACACATCCATTTTGGTGGGAGAGTTGGCAAAACTGCTTCGGCAGAACGGCGCGGACATCGGGCAAAACCGGCTGTTCGCATGGTTACGGGACAACGGGTATCTTATCCGGCGAGGCGGCACTGACTACAACATGCCCACACAGCGGGCTATGGAGATGGGCTTGTTTGACATCAAGGAGACAGCCATCACCCGCTCAGACGGGTCTATTACCATCAGCAAGACTGTAAAGGTAACGGGCAAAGGCCAGACGTACTTTGTCAATAAGTTCTTGGGTGGATGCCGTGGCGAGGTGTGATATGGGGATACTGAAATCCATGCGTGAGGCCGCAGGGCTTACGGTGCGGGATATGTCGCGTGATGTGAGCGTCAGCGAAGAAACCTATATGCGCTGGGAACAGGGAGATATCCGCGGCATATCACAAATGCAGGCCATAAGGCTTGCACATGTTTTTGGTATCACAGACTGGTATCTGTTCCTTAGTTTTCTGGAGGAGAGTGAGAATAAAAACAAGCGGAGGATTGTTGCGCTGATTGCGTGGGCGGCACTTACGCTGGTTGGTCACATCGCGCTACTAATTCGCATTTTTACGAAATAAAAGGAGGAGAAAGAAATGAGCAGGATCGCAACGCTGACGCCGCAAGACGCGGCGCAGTATCTGCGGGATCGCGGGTTGAGCATATCGCCGGATACGCTGCGGCAGGGCATCAAGCAGGGGGTGTATCCCTTCGGGATCGTGATCGAGATGGAGCGAAGCCCTGTGTTCCAGATCTTCAAGAAGCAGCTGGACGCATGGATCGCGGAAAGGACGGTGGAGGAATGAGCGCGTTTGCATGGGCGCTGGCGTTTATCGGCGCGGCGTGGCTGAGCTGGGCCATCGTCAAGGGCGTGGAGGCGCTGGGACGATGAGAGAGCGGAACAGGCGGGCGCGGGAGTATTCCCAGCGCTGCTGGGAGCGGCGGTGGAATAGGCGGCTCTGGATCCTCAACGCTTTGATGATCCTGCTGATCATCGGAATCCTCCTCTGGGCGCTGACGCTGCCGGAGGCACAGGAGTCGGAGGACGTCCCCCCTCCCCTGCCCGCTGCGGTGCAGGCGGCGGTGCTGTCCGCCGCAAAGCCGCCGGAGAATCTGCTGGTCTGCGACATCACCGGATACTGCGCGTGCTGCACACCTTATGCGGACATCAACCGCAACGAGGCGGGGCAGGTGCTGACGGCCTCCGGACGGTGGGTCTGCATCGGCGATGCGGTGGCGGTAGACCCGGATATTATTCCGCTGGGCAGCACCGTGACTATTGGAGGCAAAACGTATATCGCCGCCGATACCGGCGTGAATGGATTTGTGGTGGACGTGCTGATGCCCCACGAGGAGGCGCACCGCGCCGGAGTACAAAGGGTGCTGGTGAGATGGGAATGACCAACTGCCCCATTGAATGCCCCAATCGGCGGGTAGGATGCCGCACCGACTGCCCCGTTTGGGAGCAGCACGAGGCGGAGAAAGACATCTTTTACGCGGAGCGGATCAAAAACAACGAATTTAAGAACTATAAGGGCCGCGTGATGCGCAAGGCATACCAGCGCATTCAACAGGCCACATGGAGGATGAAATGAACCGATTGAAGGAACGGCGGCTGGAGTTGGGACTGACGCAGGAGGCGGTCAGCGGCGTGCTGAAGCTGGTGGATCCCCGTATCGACACCTGCATGGTGAGCCGGTTTGAAAACGGTGTGTGTCTGCCCACGGAGGAGGTCATGACAGCGCTGGAGGCGGCACTGCGTACCAGCCAGGCATATCTGTACGGCGACGAGGACAAGGCCGACATCCCCCAGCGGACGGCGGAAACGGAGCGCATCGCGGCGCTGATCCCCCACGGGCGACGAAACGCCATCAGCCGTGCGGAGCTGGCGGCGGCGATGCAGACCTCTGACCGGATGATGCGAAAGGCCGTCAGCGAAGCCAAGCGGCAGGGCGTGATGATCTGCAACGACGGCGAGGGATACTACCAGACGGAGGAGCTGGGAGACCTGTACCGGCAGTACAGGCGTGACACGGCGCGGGCCATGTCCATCCTCAAGGCGCGAAAGCCGATGCGGGACGTGCTGAAAGCGGCGGGTCGACCGGTATGAGAAGCGTGATGCAGTATTGGGAACCGGAGCGGCCCTTAGAGCCGAAGGACTACGATCTGCCCGTCTGCCCCGTGTGCGGGGAGGAGACGGACACCTACTACAAGAACAAGGACGGCGTCATCGTGGGGTGCGATTGCTGCATTGAAGCGAGGGACGCATGGGAGGAACAGAAATGAGTATGAGTTTGTATCACATCGACCAGGAACTGGAGAGCCTGATCGACCAGGAAACCGGCGAGGTGCTGGATTTTGATGCGTTCGAGGCACTGCAAATGGCGCGGGACGCCAAAATCGAGGGCGTACTCTGCTGGACAAAGAATCTGGCGGCGGAGGCAAAGGCCATCCGCGAGGAGGAGAAGGAGCTTGCCGAGCGGCGAAAGGAGATGGAGCGCAAGCGGGAGAAGCTGCTGGACTACGCAGAGAAGGCGCTGGGCGGCGCGGCATTCCAGACGGCCAAATGTGCCGTGACATATCGCAAGAGCACGGCGGTAGAGATCACCGACATGGACGCGGTGGTGCAGTGGTGCATGGACAACGGCTATGACGGCAAGGTGACGTATGCCGCGCCCACGGTGTCCAAGAGCGACATTGCCCCGCTGTTGAAAGCCGGTGTTGCAGTGGACGGGGCGGAGATCGCCGAGCGGATGAACATGGGGGTGAAGTGATGGGGCTGAATATCTATGGAAAACTGGCGGCGATCCAGCAGGAACTCAAAGCACCAAAGAGCCAGTACAACAGCTTCGCCAAGTACAACTACCGGAGCTGTGAGGACATTCTTGAGGCGGTAAAACCTCTGTGCGTTAAGAACAACGCTACACTCTTACTGAACGACGCGGTGCGCGAGATTGCCGGGCGATTTTACGTTATCGCCACAGCCACGCTTGCCGATCAGGAGAGCGACAGTTTTGTTGAGGTGGAAGCCTACGCCCGAGAGCCGCAGGACAAGAAGGGCATGGATGACAGCCAGATCACCGGCATGGCATCCAGCTACGCCAGAAAGTACGCATTGAATGGGTTGTTCTGCATCGACGACACCAAGGACGCAGACACGGACGAAGCCAAGCGACAGGAGGACGCGCCGAAGAAGCGTGAAAAGAAACAGGAGAACAAGGCAGAGCCTCCGGTGCTGTGTGAGTGCTGCGGACTTCCCATCAATCCGGTAAAGTGCGGGGATCGTGTGTATCCCACCAACGAGATCGTAGAGAACGCGGTAAAGAAGTACGGCAAGCGGCTCTGCTGGGGCTGCATGAGAGCGGAGAACAACCATGCGGCAGATAACGGTTAACGCGGCGCGTTGGTCGCAGGACAGCGAGGGTGCGTGGCTCTGCCTGCGGGTGAAGTCTCCGGAGGCGGCGATGGAGGTATGCGATGCACTGAAGCCGGGCAAGGATTACACCGCCACCATCAAGGGCAAGGGCCGGAGCCTTGATGCCAACGGGTATGCGTGGGTGCTGCTGGACAAGCTGGCGGCGCACTACGGCGTTGCGAGAGAAGGTATACCGGCAGGAGATACAGAGCATCGGCGGCGTGAGCGAGGTGCTGTGCCTTCGGGAAAAGGCGGCGGAGGCGTTCTGCCGGAGTTGGGAGCGGAACGGTATCGGCTGGATGACCGATACCGGCCCCAGCAAAATCAAGGGCTGCGTAAACGTGACCGTCTGGTACGGCAGCTCCGTATACGACACGGAGCAGATGGCGCGGTTGATAGACGCCATCGTGCAGGACTGCCGGGATGTCGGCATTGAGACCATGACGCCGCGAGAGCTGGATGCCCTTGTGAGCCGGTGGGGAGAGGTGAGCGTATGAACGACAAGCGATGCTTTTTGTGCGGGCGGAACGACCCAAGTGACCCGCTGGAGCGCCACCACATTCTCGGCGGCGCGAACCGGAAGAAGAGCGAGAAGTACGGCCTTGTGGTGTACCTGTGCGGCAATCGCTGCCACCGGAACGGGCGCGGCGCGGTACACAAGAACGGCGACCAGATGCGGCGTCTGAGGCGGTACGGACAGCTCAAGGCAATGGAGGAGCAGGGCTGGACGGAGGAGGACTTCCGGCGCGAGTTCGGGAAAAGTTATTTATGAGAGGAGATTTGAAATGCTGAACAAGATTTTTATCATGGGCCGCCTGACCCGCGATCCGGAGCTGCGCAGGACGCAGAACGGCACCGCTGTCACTAGCTTCACGCTGGCGGTAGACCGGGACTTTAAGAACGCGGACGGCACCAAGGACACGGATTTTATTGACGTGGTGGCGTGGCGCAACACTGCCGAGTTTGTGTCCAAGTATTTCTCCAAGGGGCGCATGGCCGTTGTGGAGGGGCGCTTGCAGCTGCGGGACTGGACGGACAAGGACGGCAACAAGCGCCGAAACGCCGAGGTGCTGGCGGACAACATCTACTTTGGTGATGCCAAAAAGGACGCGGACAGCGACGCGGTGCGCCCCACCGGCTTTACCGAGATTGAGGACGACGGCGACCTGCCGTTCTGATGGGAGGGGTAAGCGGCATGGATTACTGGCACAAGCGGTACACCTGCCCCTACTTCACCAGCAGCGAGAAACGGCGGGTCTGCTGCGAGGGCGGAAGCCGCGTCAGCTTCGAGACGGGCGGCGCGGCATCCCGCTTCATGAACCAATTCTGTGCCGGTGCATGGGAGCATTGCACCATCGCACGGCACCTGACGGACGAGTACGAGAGAAAGGAAGAAAAGAATGGGAAAGATGCAGGATGAGATCAAGGGTCTGCGGCGGCAGAATCGGCACCTGGAAAACGTCGTACAGCGCCAGCGGCAGCACATCGAGGACGCGGAGAGCGTGAACGAGGCGTTCAGGCGCGGCGTGGATGCGCACTACGCCGCCTGTGCCGTACAGTTTGGCGAGAAGCGTGAGGACTGCGACACGTTGTGGGGCTACCATCTGGAGATCCCTGCGGAGCTGGTGACGCAGGCGCTGACAGACTACACCGTGCAGGTGGCGCTTGACAAGGAGCGCGGCGTTTACGTCATCGGGGCGATGAAGAAGGAGTGAAGCGGTGTGAAGCGCAAACAATTCACGTTTTACAGCTCCTACTGGGATGCAATACAGCCTCTTCCTAAAAAGCAGCAGGCGGAGATCCTTCTGGCGATCTGCGACTATGCGCTGAACGAAACAGAACCGTCCAGCAGTCTTTCCCCCGCCGCCAGTGTCGCGTTTAATTTGATTCGCCCAACACTGGACAGCGGCAGAAATAAAGCCGCCAACCGCCAGAACAAATCAGAATCAAACGTATAACAAAAGTGGAACAAACGCGAAACAAAGGCACAAGGAGAAAGAGGGGGAGAAAGAGAGAGAGAGTAAGAGAGAGAGGGAGAGTAAGAGAACGAATGTTATATATTACGGCGGCGGGAGTATGCACTACCGGAGGAGGAAGAAATGGACAGATGCGAGGTTGAGAAGCTTTTTACCTTGTTTTCGCAGTTCTGGCCGAACAAGCAGGTCACGACAAAAATGAAGATGGCGTGGGAGATCGCCTTAGAGCCTTACAGCTACGCGGACGTAAGAGCCGCCGCCGTCGCCTATGCCAGACGCAATAAATTTTTCCCCGATGTGGCGGATATCACGATGGGCATTGCACCGCAGGAGGAGCAGCCGCCGGAGGAAACGCCGGACACGATGGAGCGTTTTGCTTGGATGCGGGATTACGTCCACAAGGAGCGCAAGCTGGGCCGTATCTCCCGCTATGCACGGGAACACGGGATGACGTGGCAGGAGGCCAAGGAGGCGCTGGATGGATAAAGGCATCTGGCGTGTGGCCAGAGCGCGGCTGTGCGTGGCTTGTTTGCAGGAGATGGCGGCGGACTACATCATCGAGCCAGCGTGCCACGGCTGGGCGCAGGGCGTATGCCAGCGCTGCGGCAGGGAGCAGAAAATGACGACGATCAAGCGATACACCATGAGCAAGCGCGGACTGGAGAAAAGAGGGTTGTTGGATGAACAGTGAGGATCTGATGCGGCTGGGGCCTGCGGCACAGAAGCAGGTCATGGAGAAGATGCGCAAGACAAGCAAGTACAAGGCGCAGAAGACGCGGCGCGGCAAGCTGACCTTTGACAGCAAGAAGGAGGCGGAGCGCTACGATGCGCTGATGATGCTGCAAAAGACCGGGGAGATACGCGGGCTGAAATTGCAGGTGCGATACTGCTTGCAAGAGGCGTACACGACGTTTGAGGGCGACCGCGTGAAAAGTATCGACTACATCGCGGACTTCGTGTACGAGCGCAGAACGGCTCCTGACAGCTACGGCCAGCGATACTGGCTGCCGGTGGTGGAGGACGTGAAGGGGATGCGTACCCGCGAGTATGCCATGAAAGCAAAGCTGTTCCGCAATCGGTACGGATTTGCCATCCGGGAGGTGTGAGCATGGCCACGGTATACATGATCGTCACCCGTGACAAGTACCGCCTGCCCCGCTGGTGGGGTACGACCACGGCGGAGCTGGCGCGTCTGTCCGGACGGAAATACCAGAATGTCCGTGTGGGGATCTGCAAAGCGTTCCGGCACGGCGGCAGCTACGGCTGCTACGAGGTGGTGCGCATACAGGAGGGCGAGTGATGGGCAAGCAGCAAGTGCAGCTATTCAACGACAATTTTCAAAACTTCAAGAAGTACAACATTCCCAAGGCACAGCTTGTAATTGCGGACATCCCGTACAATATCGGATCAAATGCCTATGCCAGCAATCCTATGTGGTACAAAGACGGAGATAACGCTAACGGAGAAAGCCGCCTTGCCAAGAAGTCGTTTTTCAACTCAGACGGGAATTTCAAAATCGCGGAGTATATGCACTTTTGCTCCCGCCTTTTGAAAAAAGAACCGAAAGCAACAGGCGAGGCACCAGCTATGATTGTCTTTTGCGCCTTTGAACAGATGCAGACAGTTATCGAATATGGCAAGCGATACGGGTTTATGAAGTCGTATCCCCTGTTTTTTATCAAGAATTATTCCGCGCAGGTTCTTAAGGCAAATATGCGTATTGTCGGCGCGACAGAGTTTGCTGTGGTGTTGTACCGAGACAAACTACCAAAGTTCCGCAACACGGATATGTACGGAGAAAAAAGGATGGTTTTCAACTGGCAGGAGTGGGGGCGCGACGGGAAAGACATTCCAAAGATTCATCCTACGCAAAAGCCCGTTGTACTGCTGAAACGGTTAATTGGCATATTCACAGACCCCGGTGATGTGGTCATTGACCCATGCGCCGGAAGTGGTTCTACGCTGCGTGCTTGTATGGAAACAGGACGGCGCGGATACGGCTTTGAGATTAGCCGCGACTTTTGCCGGAAGGCGCAGGAGAAAATGCTTGTACTACCGGACGAAAACCAAGTATCACTGTGGGGGAATTGAAACATGGGCAAGCAGCATTTGAGCCGGGACGACCGGATCTTTATGGACGGCAAGCGGCGCGGTACGCAGGAGTGCATGGACATGGTGGCAATGGCGCTGCTGGACAAGTGCGGCTGGCACGTCCAGGAGGAGACGCCGGACAGCCGCGACACGCAGAGTATCGCGTACCTGTACGAGTGCCTGGAGAAGATGGCGGAGGAGATCAACGAAGGCCGCATCAAGCGCAAGCACATCAAGGACGTGCTGAAGGACGAGTGCGGCCTGGTGTTTGGAGATTAGGGAGGATGAAATGCGGTTGATTGATGCGGACAAACTGGTGGATATGCTGTATGACAACGAGTTCGCCGTACTTTGCCCGCTTGACGAAGTAAGCGGTGTGATTGACGCTTGCCCCACCGTGGATGTAATGACCGGGGTGCGGTGCAGCGATTGTGAACACTGTAAAGAAGTGGATGACCACGAAGGTCGCGGCCTTTTCTGCGCGATTTGGGGGCGCGGTTGGCATCGGGTGCAGTCTGATGACTTTTGCTCCCTCGGAGAACGGAGGGAAACACCATGATCCATTTCGGAGATATAACGAAAATCACCGGCGCGGAGATCGAGCCGGTATGGGTGGTGACGGGAGGAAGTCCCTGTCAGGACCTTTCCATCGCTGGGAAACGCGCTGGACTGGCGGGTGCGCGAAGCGGCTTGTTTATGGAGCAGGTGCGCATCGTGAAAGAAATGAGAGCGGAGGACAAACGGAATGGACGGACAGGTAACATGGTCAGACCTCGGTATCTTGTGTGGGAAAACGTCACGGGCGCATACAGCAGCAACGGAGGACGGGACTTCCACGCCGTGCTGGAGGAAATTGCGCGTATCGCAGAACCAGGATTTTCTCTATCTGGACTGCCGGAAAAGTGGAAATGGACAAAGGCAGGCGCCATCGACGGTGATGGGTGGTCTATCGCTTGGAGAACTCACGACGCTAAGGACTGGGGAAAAACCATCCGAGACAGCCGTACAGGAAATGTTATCCGTCTGGGGACCCCACAGCGTCGCCGAAGGATCTCGGTTGTCGCAGATTTTGGAGGAGAATCCGCTGCCCAAATACAATTTGAGCGCGAAAGCGTGTCTGGGCATCCTGCGGAGAGCGGAGCGGCGGGGGAAGGACCTGCAGGCGCCTCTGAAAGCGGCGCTGATGAAACAGGCCAATGCTTAACAGCGTGGGACTGCCAAAGCAAACGGATTTTTGGCACGGATGGGGAAGCCCCGACGCTACAAGGTGGCATTGGTGGAGGAGTAAATAACCCGGCAAGTTTCTGTATGGCAACACAGCAAGGCGGTGCGGAACTGCGGATAGATGACCGCGCACCCACACTGAACGCAGAGTGCGGCGGGAATAAGCCTGCGGTGGTGGCGCTGGACATGACACACGCCTGCGACGTCATCCGCGAGTGCGGGGAGCAGTCGTCCAGTTTGCAGGCGCGAATGGGAACGGGCGGCAATCAGATTCCGCTGACGTACCAAATGCAGGGCTTTGGTGACTACCGCGCCGCCGAGGCTGCAAGCAGTTGCAAGCAACGGGACTTTAAGGACAGCACAGACCTTGTCATCACAAACATGGTGGTGCGCCGCCTGACACCGATGGAATGCGAACGGCTGCAAGGATTCCCTGACCACTGGACGGACATCGGCGAGTGGACGGACGAAAAAGGAAAGAAGCACAAGGACGCGGACAGCCCACGGTACAAGGCGCTGGGCAACTCCATCGCCCTGCCCTTCTGGGACTGGATGCTGCGGCGTATGGCGCGGTATCTGCCGGAGGGCGCGACGCTGGGGAGCTTGTTCGACGGCATCGCAGGTTTCCCGCTGATCTGGGAGCGCATACACGGAAAAGGCACGGCGCGGTGGGCAAGCGAGATCGAGCCGTTTCCCATCGCCGTGACGAAGAAACATTTTCCAGAGGAGAAATGACATGACAAGAGATGAGATCGTGGTCGCTCTGCGGTGCCACTGTGACGCAATAGAAACCGGGAAGTGCCCAAAGGATAAGTGCCCTTCGTTTGAAAGACCGGCGCGTTATAAATGTGCTGGTGTGGTTTCTGGGGAAGCCGCTAACCTGATCGAGAACCAGCAGCGGCACATCGAGGCACTGCTGCAGGCAAACGCCGCCCTGCGGGACACTGTACTGCGGCGGGATGCGCAGATCGCGGACATGAGTGATGGACTGGCGCAGTTTGCCAAGGCCGTGGCGGTGAAGGAGGAGAACAATGGAACGACTGACTGTACCTGATGTGCGAGTGGACGAAAACACTACCCGTAGGAGCATAATCGACGGGGGCGCTGTGAGAGAACACGCGATGGAGATTTATTGGCGGCTAAAAGACTACGAGGACACCGGCTACACGCCGGAGGAGATCGCAAAGCTGCAATGCGACCTGATCCAACGCAACGCGGAGCTTCTGGAAGTACGGGAGGGCTTGCAGAGCGCAAAGAACACCGCCGAGCAGTACGCCGCCATCAATGAAACGCTGTTTGACAGCAACATGAAGCTGGGAGCAGACAGGAAAGCTCTTATCAACGAGCTATGCCAATACTGCGGGAAGTACAAACAAGCGCACGAGGGCGCCTGTGACGAGTGTAAATGGAGGGAGAAGTAAATGGACGCTGTAAGGTTTCTGCAAGAGCGCAAGAGAATGTGCGCCGAACGGTCTTGTGTTGCCTGCCCGGTTTACGCTACCGGGCAGGGCTGCACAGAAGATGACAATCCGGAACTCGAGGTTGCCACTGTCGAGGAATGGTCTGCACTGCACCCGCGCAAAACGCGGCAAAGCGTGTTTCTGGCGCAGTATCCGGAGAGGGAAATTGACAGCAGCGGGTGTTTGGTGCTATGCCCAAAGCGCATTTCCACTGATTGCCGGAACAGATACGGTAACTGTACAAAACGGCTGTGCGCTGACTGTCGTAAAGAATTCTGGGGTCAGGAGGTGGAGTGATGGAACGACTGACATTTGAGGGGAACTTCTGCGACATCGCGCAATGCCGGGAGCTGCCATGCTCGTATAACGGCTCTTGTTCTCAGCGCAAGGCATGGGAACGGCTGAAAGCCTATGAGGACACGGGGATGACGCCGGAGGAAATCGACATGGATCACGAAGCCGCAGAGACGCTTCGCCAACTGTGCCGAGGCTGCGATCTTGACCGGTTGGAGGAGCTGGTCGAGGCCGACAAGTACGGGCGCGTGGTGGTGCTGCCGTGCAAGGTGGGCGGAGAGGTGTATTCAACGCTCGACGATCTTGGGCGGTTACATCAATGCAGAGCAACGTATGTTCTCATCGATGAAAGGCCGTATCTGAACACTGTAGCGCTTGAGCCTGTTGACTATGAAGGATCGCAATACGGAGCCTCATTCGGTGCATTTGGAAAGACCGTATTCCCCACCCGCGAGGAGGCGGAGAAAGCACTGGAGGCGATGAAGGATGGATGAATTAAAGCGCTGCCCTGAGTGTGGTGGAGTTGCAACCGTTATCCATATGTACGATACCTACGATAGAGCAGACTTTGGGTGGGATGCCGGTTGTGGGAGATATAGGGCTGGTGATGGCCTCCACACAAAGAAGATGAAAGTATCTGGGCTGCCCAGCAAAGAAAAAGCAATCGAAGCATGGAATAGGATGGCTGACAATGGCTGAATACATTGAGCGCGAAGCGGCGAAAGACGCAGTTTCAGAGGTCTACTACGATACGCCGGATGTTAATCTATCGGCGGAAAAGTTTGAAGCAGCGATCAACGCCATTCCCGCCGCTGATGTGGTGGAGGTAGTGCGGTGCAAAGACTGTTACCAATCGGCGGTGATCGATGATGTTTTTTACTGCACCTATTGGGGAGAGAACACGGACGAAAACGGATATTGCCACGAGGGAGGATAAGCCAATGGCTGAATACATCGAACGCACGGAAGAACTCATGCTTGCCATGAACGCCGGTGCGAGAGCAATCGAAAACACGAAGCGTTATCACGGTGCTGTTTACACCAAGGATGTGTTCTCGGAGAACCCACAGAAAATCCCGTACGTGCTGGCTGCCAAAGTGTTGCGGGAAGTAAGCGATGCTCCCGCCGCTGATGTTGCCCCGATGGTGCGTACGCTGTGGGCGCATCTTGGCGGGGACGAGTGGTGCTGCCCTGTGTGCGGCTTTGTCATTACCACTGAAGGCAGTTGGGACAAACCTACCAAAAAATACTGCGAGGATTGCGGGGCGAAGATGGACGGAGGTGACAACGATGAGGCTGACCGAGTGATACGGGCAATGCCCACCGTAGACGCAGAGGTCGTGGTGCGGTGTAAGGGCTGCAAGCACTACGATATGGGCGTTTGCCTGAAAATCTACTCGGACAGCAACGCACAATCAGCGGCTTGGCAGAAGCGAAAACCGGAGGACTTCTGCTCCTACGGCGAACGAAATCAAAACCAGTAAAACGCCGGCATTCCGGTGAAATAAAAAATACGGAGGAAAGATACCATGAATGAGAAGAACGAGCAGATGTACATTGTCCGCTGCGACCGCGCAGGCGTGTTTTTCGGTGGCATCAAGGACCGACGCGGCACGGAAGCGACCATGACCAATGTGCGCAAACTGTGGTACTGGAACGGTGCCTGCGCCATCGAGCAACTGGCTATGGACGGCACCAAGACCCCCGGTGACTGCAAGTTTACTGTGACGGTACCGTTGATGGAAGTGACCGGGGTGATCCAGGTGATCCCCTGCACCGAAAAGGCCACGGCATCCATCAGCGGCGTGAAGGAGTGGAAGCGATGAGCGCGCTGGATGAGAAAGTCAAAGCATTTTTGTCTGTAAGCTCCGGCGACGGCTCCGGCTCCGGCGCCGGCTCCGGCTGCGGCTACGGCGACGGCTACGGCTCCGGCGACGGCGACGGCTCCGGCTTCGGCTACGGCGACGGCGACGGCTCCGGCTTCGGCTACGGCTCCGGCTACGGCTCCGGCGACGGCTCCGGCTCCGGCGACGGCTACGGCGACGGCTACGGCGACGGCTACGGCGACGGCTCCGGCTCCGGCGACGGCTCCGGCATAAGATCCTTTAACAGCGAACCGGTGTATACCATCGACGGGGTGCCCACGATCCTCCGCCACGTGCGGGGGAACGTGGCGCACGGCGTGATCCTGAACCGCGACCTGACCACCACGACCTGCTACGTTGCCAAACAGGATAACATCTTTGCCCACGGTGCAACGCTGGCAAAGGCGATGGATGCTCTGCGGGACAAACTGTTTGAAGATATGCCGGTGGAGGAGCGCATCGCGGCATTTTTGAAAGAGACGGAGGACGGCAGGGCATACCCTGCGCAGTATTTTTATGACTGGCATCACCGCCTTACCGGGAGCTGCGACATGGGCCGCCGTCAGTTTGCCCGCGACCACGGAATAGACGTGGACAGCGACACCATGACCCTGCGGGAGTTTCTGGCCCTGACCAAGGATGCCTACGGCGGCAGTGTGATCCGGAAGGCGATGGAAAAGCTGGAGGTCGTTTATGAACGCACGTAACCGCAAACCAATCACAGACTTGTCCCCCTGCCCCCGCTGCGGCATGGACAGCGGCGAGCGCAAGGAATCCGTCAACGTCCCCCTGCGTTACTACGTCCGCTGCGGCGGCTGCGGCTACACCGTTTCCGGTGACAGCCAGTCCGGTGCCACCAGGAAGTGGAACGCCATAAACGGGAGGTACCGCCATGCAGGTCGGTGATACGGTGAGTGCCCGCTTTCTGACGATGCCGGACCCGTTCCCAGGATCTGGAAAGGCCGAAAAACAGTACCCCGTGCGCAAGGCAACGGTGGTGTATGTGCATCCAAAGGGGCGGTACATCGTGGCGGAGTGTAAGGGCGTGCGGGAGACGTTTTTCCCGGAGGACGTGGAAATGATCGGAAAATAAAAAAATTTTTCGTTTGAGGGGTGCGCGGGCGATATACATATAGGTATGCTGGATATGCAGGGGCAACCTGCCCGTGCCGATTCATTTCTTTTCCCCTCTTTTCTACCCTGTGGGGCGGGGCGGCGGCTCCGCCCTGCCGGGGGAAATATGCAGACGTAGCTCAGTCGGTAGAGCACCGCGCCGGGAGGTATGTCGTTGGTTCGAGACCAACCGTCTGCACAAGAAACGGAGAGCGAAGGTGTGGCGAAAGCTGGGGAAGGACGCGGCAATGACAAAGGCCAGTGGTGGGAGGCCGCTGCGTCAGGAAAGAAAGGGTGTGAGCGTATGCCGGCAGGAGCGCCGAGAAAATGGAAAAGCGTAAAGGCGATGCAGGCGGCGATTGATGCTTACTTTAAGGCGTGCGAGGGAGAGCCGTTCATCGGGGACGACGGATGCGTGGTGCGGGATAAGTACGGGATACCTATCATCATAAACGCAAAGCCTCCGACGATCACGGGGCTGGCGCTGGCATTGGGCTTTACCGGACGGCAGGCGTTGATTGATTATCAGGCAAGGCCGGAATTCGCGGACACGGTCACGCGAGCAAAGGCGCGGTGTGAGGAATACGCAGAGGCGCGGCTGTATGACCGGGACGGAGCGAACGGCGCAAAGTTTAGCCTGAGTTGCAACTTTGGGTGGCGCGAGAAAGCGCCAGAGGCAGACCGGCAGGAGATCGGCGTGGTGCTGATGCCGGAGGTAAAGACGGATGCCTGAGATCGTGTGGGAGCCGCAGGAGCGGCAGGCCGTATTTATGGCGAGGCCGGAGTACGAAGCCCTGTATGGCGGGGCGGCGGGCGGCGGCAAGAGCGACGCGCTGGTTATCGAGGCGCTGCGGCAGGTGCATATCCCGTGGTACAAGGCGCTGATCCTGCGCAAGACGTTTCCCCAGCTGAGGGAGCTGATCGACAAGACGCTGAATTACTACCCCCGTGCGTATCCAAAGGCGCGGTACAACGGCAGCAACCACACATGGCGGTTCCCCTCGGGCGCGCAGATCGTGTTTGGCAGTATGAACCGACCGCAGGATAAGATACAGTATCAGGGGCAAGCGTATGATTTTATCGCATTCGACGAACTGACGCATTTTACCCAGGAGGAATACGACTACCTGAAATCCCGTAACCGTCCCAACGGGGCGGGGACACGGGTGTATATGCGCTCCACCGCCAACCCCGGCAACATCGGGCATGGCTGGGTCAAGGAGCGGTTTATTACGGCGGCACCGCCGATGCAGCCCATCACGGAGGAGGCGGTGTGGTATACGCCGGACGGGAAAAAGCACACGGGGCAGCAGCAGCGAATATTTGTGCCGTCCTCCGTGTTTGACAACAAAATCCTGATGGAAAATGACCCGCTGTATGTGCAGCGGCTGGCCAGCATGCCGGAGGCGGAGCGCAATGCCCTGCTGTACGGTAACTGGGACAGCTTTGAGGGGCAGGTGTTTACGGAGTGGCGCAACGACCGGGAGCACTATCTGGACAGGCAGCAGACCCACGTCATCGCACCGTTCCGCATCCCGGAGGACTGGGTGATCTGGTGCGGACTGGACTGGGGATATTCCCGTCCCTTTTCCGTGGGGTGGTACGCGGTGGACAGAAACCGGCGGATGTACCATATCCGTGAGTTTTACGGCTGCAACGGGACGCCAAACCGTGGCGTGATGTGGGAGCCGACCAAGGTGGCGCAGGAGATACGGCGCATCGAGGCGGACGACCCCAACCTGCGGGGGCGGGACATACACCGCGTGGGCGACCCGGCGATCTGGCAGAGCGACGGCACGGAAAGCGTGGGCGCGCTGATGGAGCGTGAGCGTGTCTACTTCGAAAAAGGCGACCACGCACGGATCAATGGCAAGATGCAGATCCACCACCGGCTGGCGTTCGACGGAGACGGCGTACCGATGCTGTATGTGTTCGACACCTGCAAAAACTTCATCCGGACAGTCCCGAACCTGGTCTATGACCAGACGGACGTGGAGGACATCGACACGGACGGCGAGGATCATATCTACGACCAACTGCGGTACGTCTGCATGAAAAACCCTATCGGGCCAAGGGACATGGGACACATCGTGGAGCGGCCCTATTCGCCGCTGGACACGGAGGACGAGTACAGGACCAGCCGGTACGCATTTTATCAGACCTATTAAGGGGGCAAAGGATATGGAGAGATACGGCATCCCCGGCATTGTGCCGGAGGACGGTATGCCGCCGGAGATGGCGGCGATGCTGCTGGAGCGGACGGACGCCACGCCCACCATCACGGAAAAGGACGTGGAGCGCGGGATCGACCTGCTGACGCGGTACAAAAACGGTAAGGGCAATTTGGAGAGCCGTGTGGTCAACGACGAGCTGTGGTGGGAGCTGCGGCACTGGGAGGGCATCGGGCAGAGCAAGGCCAAGCTGGTGGACAAGAGCGGCAAGGAAGTCCTCTCCTCCCCTCCCCAGCCCAAGCCCACGTCGGCGTGGCTGTTTAACACCATCCAGAACAAGCACGCGGACGCGATGGACAACTACCCGGAGCCGGTTGTGCTGCCACGGGAGCGCAGCGACGAGCAGAGCGCAAAGACGCTGAGCCAGATTTTGCCGGTGGTGCAGGAGTACAACCATTTTGAGCAGGTGTATTCCGACAACTGGTGGGAAAAGCTCAAGCACGGCACGGCGGTGTACGGCGTGTTTTGGGACAGCCGGAAGGACAACGGGCTGGGCGACATCGAGATCCGGAACATTGACCTGCTGAACCTGTTCTGGGAGCCGGGTATCACGGACATCCAGAAGAGCCGGAATCTGTTTATCGTGGACCTGGTGGACAACGACTTGCTGGACAGCGAGTACCCCCAGCTTAAGGGCAAACAGAAGGGCAAGGTCGTGGACGTAAAGGAGTACATCTACGACGACACCGTGGACACCAGCGAGAAGAGCGTGGTGGTGGACTGGTATTACAAGGTCAAGACGCCCAGCGGCAGGACGGCGCTGCACTATATCAAGTTTGTGGGGTCTACCCTGCTGTATGCCAGCGAGAACGATCCGGAATACCGGGAGCGAGGCTTTTACGACCACGGGATGTACCCTGTTGTGCTGGACGTGATGTACCCGGAAAAGGGTACGCCTATCGGCTTCGGCTATGTGGCGATCTGCAAAGACCCCCAGCTGTATATCGACAAGCTCAGCGCCAACATTCTGGAAAACGCGATGATGGCCACCAAGAAGCGCTTTTTTGTGTCGGAAAGTACGGCCATCAACGAGCAGGAGTTTATCGACTGGAACCGCCCTCTGGTACACGTCAACGGCGAGATCGGCGACCAGAGGATCAAGGAGATCGTCACCAAGCCGCTTTCCGACATCTACGTCACGGTGGCGCAGATGAAGATCGAGGAGATGAAGGACACGGCGGCAAACCGCGACGTGAACTCCGGCGGCACCTCCAACGTGACGGCGGCAGCGGCGATTGCCGCTTTGCAGGAGGCCGGAAACAAGGCAAGCCGGGATATGATCGCCGCCAGCTACCGTGCCTACACCCAGATTAACACGCTGTGCGTGGAGTTGATGCGGCAGTTTTACGACGTCAGCCGCAGCTTCCGCATCACCGGCGAGGGCAACGAGTATCAGTTTGTAGATTTCGACAACGCGGGCTTGCAGGATCAGGTGACGGGGCTGGACACAATGGGCAACGAGATGTTCCGTAAGCCGGTGTTTGACCTCAAAATCAAGGCGCAGAAAAAGAATCCCTTTTCCCGCATGGAGCAGAACGAGCGGGCAAAGGAGCTGTACTCGCTGGGCTTTTTTAATCCGGACAACGCGCAGGCCAGTCTGACGGCGCTGGAGATGATGGACTTTGAGGGCATCCAGACCGTGCGGGAAAAGGTGATGCAGGGGCAGACCCTGTTGAATATGCTGATGCAGATGCAGTCGCAGATCGCCATGCTGACGGGCGCTATCCTGCCGCAGGAGGGCGCTGGCACTGAACCGGCGCAGACTGGCGGCGGCGCACCTGCGGAGGCCACCAGCCAGCTTGCAAGCGGTATTATGGAGGCGCAGACGCCTATGACCGGCTACGGGCAGGCATTGGCAAAGCGGAGCACGCCCAGCCTATGACGGAGGTAACACTGCATCACGGGGACAGCTGCTCGGTGAGGTGCAAGGGACACGCCACGGGACACCCTGACGTGTGTGCGGCGGTAAGCTGTCTCTTGTACACGGCGGCGGGCTGGCTGCACAACACGCAGGAGGCGGAGCTGGTGCTGGGAAGGCTGGACAGCGGGGATGCGTACCTGCGCTGGCACGGCGGAAGATGGCTGTATGACCTGCTGGAAATCGGCTTTTTGCAGCTGGAAATGGCAAAGCCGGAGGCGATCTCCGTAAAAATCGAAAAAAAATAAAAATATTTTTCGTTTTAGGGGTGCGGGAGACCGCGCCCCCTTCCTATGATATAGATACTTCCTCCCTGCCTGCGCGGTGTGACGGCGGCAACGAGCCGCCGCCCGCCGCAAGGGTGGATAGGGGGCGCTGCACGGGAGCGATATGCCCGCGAATCGAAGGAGGAACAGATATGTACCTTTACAGAATCTCCCTCTGCCTCTTTGACGGCGAGGGCGGCGATGGGGCGACAGCTGCCACCGCACAGGGCGAGACACAGGCAAGCTCCGGTACCACCCGCCAGAGCAAATCGGGCGCACTGGCCAACGTCAAGTACGGCAAACAGGCGGAGAGCCAGACGGAAGTACAGTCCGACGCCGGGACTGAGGATAAGGTGAAGGACGTGGAGACCACGTCCGACGCGCTGGAGGCCAAGAAAAAGGCTTTCCGGGAGCTAATCAATGGGGAGTACAAGGATCTGTACACCCAGGAGACACAGCGGATGATCGACCGGCGCTTCAAGGAGGCGCGGGAGACGGAGAAGCGGATGCAGTCCTACCAGCCGGTGCTGGATACGCTGATGGAGCGTTACGGCATCGCGGACGGGGATGCAAAGCGTCTGCTGGAGGCCGTGGACAACGACCACGCCTACTGGAGCGAAGCCGCCGAGGAGGCGGGCATGAGCGAGGAGCAGTACAAGGAGTTCCGCCGTCTGCGGCGGGAGAACGCCGAGCTGCTTCGCGGCCAGCAGATGCAGCAGCAGGAGGCGCAGATCCGGGCGCAGAGCGAGAAGTGGTACATGGAGGCGGAGACCATGAGGGGCAATCCCATGTACCAGAACTTTGACCTTGTGCAGGAGCTGCAAAACGACGAATTTGTGAACCTGCTGAAAGCCGGTACACCGATGGAGCACGCCTACAAGGTGCTGCACTTTGACGAGCTGATGGGCAACGCGGTACAGGCCGCTGCCGCCAGCACGGAGAAGAAGGTGGCTGATAACGTCCGGGCCAAGGGCAATCGTCCCAGTGAGAACGGCACCAGCTCCAACAGCGCGTTTGTTACAAAGACGGATCCCTCAAAGCTGACAAGAGCGGACTTTGAGGAGATCGAGCGGAGAGTAGCAAGAGGCGAACGCATTTCCTTTTGACCTACGGCTCCGCTGCGATATGCGGAAAGGAGCTATTACATGAACAAAATTTACAACGACCTGTACCTGATGCCGGTGGTGCTGAACCTGTTTGACGCATACACCAATACCACGCTGGATCCCGGTCTGAGCGACGAGATGAAGGTGTATTACTCTATGCGCCTCATCAACCTCGCCGAGCCGGAGCTGATCCATGACCAGTTTGGCCAGAAGCACCCCATCCCCAAGAACAGCGGTAAAACCATCGAGTTCAGAAAGTACGACAGTCTGCCCAAGGCGCTGGTGCCTCTGACCGAAGGTGTGACCCCCGCCGGTCAGAAGATGAGCATGGGCGTGATCCGCGCCACCATCAAGCAGTACGGCGGGTATATCGAGCTGTCCGACATCCTGGAGCTGACGGCTATCGACAACAACCTTGTGCAGGCTACCCGGCTGCTGGCGTCTCAGGCAGGACGTACCGCCGACACCATCACCCGCGAGGTGCTGGCTGGCGGCACCAACGTGGTGTACGCCGGTGGTGCAAAGGATCGCTCTGAGCTGGTAGGCGGCGACAGCACCGCTGAGAACAACAAGTACCTGACGGTGGACGACATCCGCAAGGCTGTACGTGCCCTGAAGGTCATGAACGCCCAGAAGATCAACGGCTACTTTGCCGGTATCATCCATCCCGACACCGCCTACGACCTGATGAACGACAAGAAGTGGGTGGATGTGAAGACCTACTCCGACCCCGATGGCATTTACGAGGGCGAGATCGGCAAGATCGAGGGTGTGCGCTTTGTGGAGACCACCGAGGCCAAGATCTTCCACGCCTCCCCCCTGAAGATCGAGGACGGCGGCGAGGCAAGCGCCCGCAACCTGACAGTGAAAAGCGCGGCCAGCAAGGTCATTACCATCAACGAAAAGCTTTCCGCCAATCAGGCCAAGGCTCTGACCGGCAGAGACATTTTGGTGGGCGGCGAGCTGCTGGAGGTGGCGTCCGCTGCTGCCGGTGCGGCCGGTGCTGCCACCATCACCGTGAAGACCGCGCCTGCCACCACGCCTGCCGCCAGCACCGTGATCTATCCCGGCGAGGGTGGCGCAAATGGCCGCGATGTGTACTCTACCCTGATCCTCGGCGCAGACGCCTACGGCGTGACGGAGCTGGAGGGCGGCGGCTTGCAGCACATCGTCAAGCAGCTGGGTTCCTCCGGTACGGCTGACCCGCTGAACCAGCGTGCCACCGCAGGCTGGAAGCTGACCAAGGTGGCGGAGCGTCTGGTGGAGCAGTACATGGTGCGCATCGAATCCGCCTCTACCTTTGAGAGCGGCGCGATGAACTGACGGTAACGCGGAGGGGGTCATCCCCCTCCGCATACCAAAAATGCAAGGAGGAATGAGCATGGCTGACAACAAGAAGCAGAGAACTCCGGAGGAGATGGAAAAGGCGCTGGCAGCAGCCAACGAGGCGCTGGCGCAGGCCAAGAAGGAGGCGGAGGATGCCAAGGAGGCCGCGAAAGCAGCAGAGGCCGTTATGCGCGGTATGGCGGCAGGGGAAGCCTCCGACGACGGCATGGTGCCGTTCTGGGCGTTCAAGGATGACGACCGGTACAAGGACGACATCGTGGTGGGCTGGAACGGCAAGGTGTACCGCATCCAGCGCGGCAAGCACGTCCGCATTCCCCGCGAGGTGTACAACATCATCCGCCGCTCGATGGCGCAGGACGCAGCGACGGCGGAGATGCTGGAGCAGAAGAGCCGGGAATATGAGGCGGTCAAGGCGCAGCTGAATTGACAACTGCATACTACCGCGAGACACGAAAATGGCTGTGACACGGCGCAGCAAGGCAAGAGGGGCGCTTCCCTTTTGACTTGCTGCGCCGTCTTTCAGCAGAAAGGACGTGAAACATGACAAGAACGATCCCGCTGAAAATACAGAATGAATACATCGCTGGTGACAAGGTGCTGATCGGCGCGGCGGGAAGCCACAATGATGTGGTGCTGCGGATGGAGTTCTCCCCCATGTGGGAGGGGCTGGCGAAAACGGTACAGTTCTGCGATGCGCTGGGTGAGAGCACCGTGGAAGTGCTACTGGCTGCACAAATGTTGGAGAGCGGCACCACCAACGTCTACCTTGTCCCGGTGCCGAACGGGGCAAAAAAGTACGCGGGAGATATGGCGCTTGCCATCAAGGGCGCAGAGGCTTCCGGCGGAAAAGAGGCAAGGGCGACTACGGCGGTATACGGTACATTTACGGTGGGTGAAAGCAAGTGGAGCGGCAGCGCAGAAACGGAACAGGATGTGCCGCCTACACAGGCAGCGCAGATGCAGACACAGATCGAAGTGATCATCGGAACGATAGCGGATGCACGGGCCGCCGCCGTCGATGCCGAGAAAAGCAAAAATGCCGCCAAACAAAGTGAAATCAGCGCGGCATATAACGCCAATGCCGCAAGGGAAAGCGAAACGAAAGCGGCGGCAAGCGCGGAAAGTGCCGGGCGGAATGCTGTTTCAGCAAAAAGTGACGCCGTTTCAGCCGGACAGGCCGCAGCAAAGGCGGAAAGCGCTGTGGGGAAATACCCGTATTTAGGCGGGGACGGATACTGGATGCTATGGGATCCGGAAAGCGGCAGCTTTTACAAAAGCAGCATCAGTGGAAAAGGAAAAACCGGCCCGACAGGAGCCACCGGGCAACAGGGCATCCCCGGCAAGGACGGTGCGCCCGGCAAGGACGGTGCGCCCGGCAAGGACGGTGCGCCCGGCGAAAAGGGCGATACCGGCCCAGCTGGCGCGTTGGTTGAGGCGGATGGTATGTATGGTTTTCGGATCGATGAGACCGGACATCTGATCCTGTCTTATACGGGGAACGTACCGCCGAATCTCTCCATTAACAGCGCTGGCCATTTAATACTGACAGTGTAAGGAGGAACAAAAATGCCTGAAATTGATTTGGGATTGGTGGTCGGCCCAGCTGGCGCACAAGGCGCGGCAGGCCCAGCCGGTGCAGAGGGAAAGCAGGGTGAACGAGGCCTCCCGGGAAAGGACGGTGCGCCCGGGGCGCAGGGCGCCCCTGGGGCTGACGGGAAAAGCGCATACGAAACGGCATCTGCCAGTGGGTATGTCGGCTCTGAGGCGCAGTTTGGGCGCGACCTTGCAGACGTACAAAACGCCGTCAAGTACAATGCCCTGCAAACCCTGACCGACGCCCAGAAGGCGCAGGCTCGGTCAAACATCGGCTCACCTGCACCGTATACGGCAGGAGAGAACATCTCCATCAGCGGCAGCGTCATCGCAACCAAAGTGCAGCCCTGCAACCGGAACCTGCTGGACAACTGGTATTTCGGCAATCCGGTGAACCAGCGGGACGTCAGCGGCACTATCAGCAGCGCAGGGTATTTTCTGGACCGCTGGAAGCTGGTGAGCGGCAGCGTGACGATCAACACGGACGGCATCACGCTGAACGGAACCATGCAGCAGGTGCTGGAGACCGCGCCGGTCGGCACTGTGACGGCATCTGCCCTGACGCAGGCCGGATTGGGCGAGGTTGTGCCGACTTACAACAGCGAAACCAAGACGGTCACAGTCACGGCGGCGGGGGAAAAACTCGTGGCCGTCAAACTGGAGTTGGGGACGGAGCAGACGCTGGCCCATCAGAACAGCAGCGGCGCGTGGGTGTTGAACGAGATGCCCGACTACGGCGAGGAGCTGACCAAGTGCATGCGCTATCTCCAGATCATCTCCACGCCCTACGACACCTCCGGCAACGGCGTGGCCATCGGGTACGCCAACAACACCGTCGACCTGTGGGTACTTATCCCGCTGGCTGTGCCCATGCGCATATCGCCTACACCCACCATCCCAACCGGCGGCATATCGCGTTTCAAGGCGGGCAAAACGTCCAGCGCCTTGAAGGACGTCACCAGGGCCACGGGCGGCTGGGCGATGCAGACCGGCGGGGCTTGCAGCATGCGGAGCCTGATCTTTACGTCCAGCGGCCTGACGGCTGGCGAGACCTACGCCCTGTTCATGCGGCAAGGGGCACAGATCGTGCTCAGCGCCGAGTTGTAGGAGGTGACCTGATGGAAGTGTGGACGCAGGTGGCGGTGCCGCTTCTTGTGGCACTGTTGACCTCCACCGCCCTGTGGGGCGTGGTGAGCAAGGTGATCCTGAAGCGGATGGAGCTGACAGCCAAGCGCAGCAAGTCCGACGAGGCGGAGCGGAAGATGCTGGTGGGACTGGCCCACGACCGCATCATCCACCTCGGCATGGTGTACATCGAGCGGGGCTACGTCACACAGGACGAGTACGAGAATTTGCAGGTGTATCTCTATGAGCCGTATGAGGAGATGGGCGGCAACGGCAGCGCACGGCGCGTCATGGAGGAAGTGCGGAAGCTGCCCATACGGTGAGGCATAAAATGGAACAGGCCGACAGGCCGGAAAGGAATTTGTTATGAAGCTGAACAACAAGGTATACGACATCCTCAAGTGGTTGGTCATCATCGTTATGCCCGCCGTGGCCACGCTGTACGCGGCGCTGGCGGCGGTGTGGGCGTGGCCCTACGCTGACGAGGTGGTTACCACCATCACCGCCGTGGACACGTTCCTCGGCGCGGTGCTGTGCATCAGCACGGCACAGTATCACAAGGATACAAAGCAGGAGGGGTGAGCCATGCCGACGGTACAGGCCGTGGTGGAGCTGCTGACCGGCGAGGTGGGCTATCTGGAAAAGAGGTCCAACACCCAGCTAAACAGCAAAACCGCCAACGCGGGCTATAACAACTACACCAAGTACACCCGCGACATTGACGCGGCGGGCATCAATGACGCCAAATATCAGGGGCAGGCGTGGTGCTGCAGTCTGGCCATCTGGCCGGAGCTGCATCTGGCCGGTGCGGCGGAGGTGCGCAAACGCTTCTTCCTGCCGCAGCCGTCCCAGTGCAAGGCGTACAACTGCCAGTGGCTGGCGGGGTATTTCCGCAGCGCCGGTGCGTGGTACGCGGAGCCGCAGGTGGGAGACTTCATCTTCTTCCGCACGGCCCGGTACAGCTACGCCCATGTGGGCCGCGTAGTGGCCGTGGAGGGCAGCACCGTCTATACCATCGAGGGCAACACCTCCGGCGCAGGCGGCGTGGTAGCCAACGGCGGCGGGGTGTTCCGCAAGTCGTACAAGCGGGGGTCGTGGAACATCGTGGGCTACGGTCGCCCCAAGTGGGCCAGCGGAGAGCAGGACGACACCGGAAAGAAGGAGGACACGAAATTGGACATGAAGGTACGTATGCTCAAGCGCGGCATGAAGGGCGCGGATGTGAAGACGCTGCAGGCGGCGCTGATCGCCTACGGGTTCTCCTGCGGCGCGGCCGGTGCGGACGGAGACTTCGGCGGCGGCACGGAAGCGGCGCTGAAGAAGTTCCAGACCAAGTACAATCTTGGTGCGGACGGCATCGCCGGTAAAGGCACCTGGGGCAAGCTGCTGGGGGAGTAAGGAGGTGTGGCATGACAGTAACGGGAACGATCTCCAAGGCGGATGAGCTGCGGATGAATACCATCAGCGACGAGCAAAAGGCGGCGTGGGTGATGGGACTGGATAAGGAGATCGCAGAACGGATATGCACAGAATCTCGCGTACACGACTGGCCCACGGGGGACGGGGAGCTTCTGCTCCCTCCTCCCTATGACCGGGTATATGTGCTGTATCTGTGCAGCCAAATTGACTACTACAACAACGAAACAGCGCTGTACGGCAACGACAAAGCCGTGTATGACGAGGCGCTGGGTGAGGCGCTGGCGTGGTGGCGGCGGAACAACTGCCCTGCGTATGGCGGAAGTGTGCAGGTGATGTGATGCGAATGCCGGAATTGCCGTATGATCTGCGGCCAAACAAAGTGGATATTGTACAGATGCGCGGCATCAACTGGTCAGATGCGCTGAAAGACGGCGATTTACGAGATAGCCTGAATGTGTCTGCCAGACGGTGGCCCTATTTTACCACGCGAAAAGGCCGCGTGAAAAAAGACCCCTATAAGAACGCCACGGCAATGACGGCATGGGGTAAGCTGGTCGTGGTGCAGGGGACATCTCTGCTGTATGATGGGAAAAAGATCGGGACAGTGACAGCAGGGCAAAAGCAGTTCGCCGTGATCAACACGAAGATGGTGATATGGCCGGACAAGGTGTATCTGGATATTAACTCCAAAAAAATAAAGCCGCTGGCGGCGACGGTGACGGGAAGCAAAGCCAAGTTTACGAAGAATAAGATGACGGTAAGCGGGTGGACGGACCTGACAACGCTTTTCAAGGCGGGCGATGGCGTTACGCTATCCGGCTGTGTGACGCAGAGCGCGAACAACAAGGATTTTGTGATCAAAGCCGTCACTGCCACGGAAATCACCGTGGCGGACAATACCTTTACAGAGGCGACGGAAACCAGCACAAGCATCAAGATAGAGCGAAAAATTCCGGATCTTGATTTTATTTGCGAAAGCGAAAACCGGTTATGGGGGTGCAACAGTACAACACAGACACTGTACGCCAGTGCTCTGGGAGACCCCACCAACTTTTATGTGTACGAAGGACTTTCAACGGATTCCTACACGCTGTCGGTCGGCACGGATGGAAAATTTACAGGATGCTGCAAGCTCAGCTCTTCCGTGTTGTTTTGGAAGGAAACAAAACTGCACAAGATGCTGGGCGGCTATCCGGCAGAATATTCCATGTACACTTACGAGCTGGAAGGTCTGCAAGATGGGTGCCACAAGAGCCAGCAGGTCATTAACGACACGCTGTTTTACAAAGGGCCTCACGGGGTGTACGCCTATTCCGGCGGTACGCCCACGCTGATCAGCGAGAATTTCGGCGAGAAAGTTTTTTCGGACGCGGTGGCAGGAAACGACGGAGACAGATATTACCTGAGCGTAAAAGACGGCGACACAAGCCGCCTGATGGTGTACGAGACCAAAACAGGCATTTGGGTGCTGGAGGACGAGACAAAGGCGGTAGATTTTGCGCGGCTGGGTCGGCAGCTTTATATGCTGGACGGCAGCGGAAACATTTATCTGCTGGATGGAGAGGAAACGCCGCAGACGCAGATGTGGATGGTGCAATTTGCGCCGATGTATGAAACGCTGAACGGGAAAAAAGCGTATTCGCGGATGCTGATGCGGGTGGAATTGCCGGTGGGAAGCTATGTGATCGTCAAAATGCGCTGCGATGGGAAGCCGTGGAAGGAGTGCGGAAGACTGATCGGACGCGAGGTCAATGTGGCGCGGATGCGGTTTGCTGCAAACCGTTGCGATAAATTTGAGCTTCGGTTGGAGGGGAAAGGCCCGTGCGCGGTGCTCGGCATATCCAGAGAATTCATTTTGGGGAGTGATGTGACGTGATCGTATTTCCGGAGAGCATAAACGCTATACCAAAATCAGACCCTGAGACTGCGTTCCAAATCATCGAGGACTATATCAGGTATATGTGTCAGCGGACAGATTGGGCCATCAGTAATGTTGGCAAAACAGTCAGTGCGGCAGGCGTTTCCAGTGCCGAGATTTACATTTTGCTGACTGCGCTTCAAAACACAGTGTCCGCATTGCAGAGCACAGTGAACAGCCACAGTGCCAGTATATCTGCACTGCTGCAAAGCGTTACGACACTGAGCAATGACCAAACTGCGCTGGCTGGCCGCGTGACGGCTCTGGAGCAGCGCGTGACGGCACTGGAAAACAACAACACGGAGGGCACATAATGGATATCAGAAAAAAATACGACGATATTGGAAAGAAAAAGACCACACTGCCGTCTTTGGCAAATGCCATTGAGAAATCTTGGGGGGTCGGCCCCTACAACATTGGCAACATCAACGGCTCCCGTAGCACGACAACGCCCACGCCCAGCATTGCAGGGGCCGTTTCCGGGGCGGCACCTCGGAATTATTTAACCACGGGACCGACCGCAGCGGTTACTGGTGCGATTGCCGGCGCTATTCCGCGCACCCCGAGCGGGCTTTCCCCGGATGCTGCTCTTGCCGGGGCGATCCGTGGCGGCGCAGGCATTGCCTTCTTGCCGACGGATACCGGCAGAGGCAGTGCATCCAGCGGCGGAGCTTACGGGTCGAATCAGCAGGTAACCATCCCCACCAGCATTGACGAGCTGCCCACCTACAACAGCGAATACATGGACACGCTGAATGAGTTGGCCAAACAGCTGATCAGCATGAATTACGATGACTGGACAAAGGGCAGTCAGTATCAGGCGTTGGCTGACCGGTACGGAAATAACGGGCGTATGAGCATGCAGGACGTTCTTGGTCAGGTGGCCAGCCGCACCGGTGGCCTTGCCTCCAGCTATGCCGCCACGGCGGCGCAGCAGCAGTACAACCAGTACATGGCACAGCTGGAGGAGGTAGCACGGCAGATGTACTCGCAGGATCGAAGCGATTTGCTGGACAACGCCAACCTGTACCGCAATCTGGCCAACGACGAATATGACCGGTACAGGGACAGCTTGGCTGATTATAACGCGCAGAAGGCAGCAGCGCAGGCAGCGGCAAGGTCGTCAGCGCAGACGAAGGCCAATTCTGCGGATTATCAATTTGATTTTACCGCAGGGACCGGGCCGCGCATCGAAAATTCCGGCAACAAGGTAAAGGCGACAGGCAGCGGCGTTGCTTCTTTCAGCGACATACAGAGAACAATAAGTGGGCGGCTGTATGCTGGGGATGCCGAGGGGGCGGCGCAGTTGGTAGAATCTGTGTGGGATGATCTTAGCACGAAACAAAAACAGGATATTAAGAAAATGGGCTTTAACGTTTCTGATTAGGAGGCCGTATGAAGGTAACTTACGTTGGGAATACCGAACGAAACGGGAAAAAGCGAAAAGTAACATATACCGGAACGCTTGGCCCCTCTGCAGCTCAGGAAAAGCGCGGCCCAAAGGCCACATATATCGGTGTTGATACGAGCAAAGGCTCCTCTGACGGCGTTGCATGGCATACGGACAATGCTGCAATGCAGGCAAACAAGGAATATTTCAGCTCCAAAAAGCAAAACGACTACAATATTTCCGCCCTTGGCGCGGGAAATTATGGTGCGGACAAACAGGCCAACGAGGGGTACAACTACGGAAAGGGCCTGCTGAAAGCGGGAGGCATGGGTCTTTCGGCTATCGCACGAGATGTGACCACGCCGCTGGCCTTTGGAGAGCGCACGGTGGCCAAGGGCTGGAACGCGCTGTTTGGAAATATCGCACCGATGAACGAGCGCGGTTTTTTCAACGCATGGGACGAGAATATCGCTCTCGAACAGGAGGGGCTGCAGCAGAAGTACGCGGAAAACACCGCCAAGGGCGGCCAGTATGCGGAGAAGGGGGAGAATCTGTTGGCGTCTGCGGTGGAGGCGCTGCCCTCGCTGGCCATCGCATTCGCCACCGGCGGCACCAGCGCGGCGGCGAAGGCGGGCACATTGGCAGCGCAGACGGCGGCCAAGAGTTCCCCGGCGCTGGTGCAGACGCTGAAGAATGTGGCGGCGGCACGGGCCAAGGACCCCAACTATCTCTCCAGCGCGGCGCAGATCTTTTCTCACAGCTACAACGACGCAAAGGAGGAGGGCGTGGACGACAAGCGGGCCGCGCTGTACGCCATCGGGAATGCGCTGCTGGGGTCGGAGATCGAGATCAGCGGCGGTATCCAAAACCTGCCCGGAAAGGTGGCGAACCAGGCGGCGTGGCGGACGCTGGTGAACACCATGCTGGACGAAGGCAAGGAGGAGGTTTTGCAGGGCATCATCGACCGAACACTGCAAAATGCGGTATATGATGCCGATAATCCGTATTTTGGCGTAAACGAAAACGCGATTTTTGATCCAGGAACCGCTGCCGAAGAGTTTGCTGGAGGCGCTATCGTCGGCGGATTGCTGTCCGGCGGAACGATGGGCGTGAATACCCTTGCCAACCGTGTAGCGTATGGCGCAGCAAAAGCGCAGTACAACCGAGATGTGCAGCAGAACACCGCGCCGGAGATGAACGCAAAGTCTGCGGAGGCGGTGGAGGCTGTGACGCGGGGCGAGACCATCACCGGCAACCAGGCGGCGGCTATCGCCCGTGACCCTGTGGCGGTGGAGGTGCTGGAGCAGCGCATCGGCGTGAAGCTGGACACGGACAAGCCGATCAGTCAGGTAAAACGGGACATTGCGGGGCTTGCAAGCCGCGAGGCGGCGCAGGAAACGCAGAGGGCTACACCTCCCTCCCCTGCTGTGCAGAAACGCGCAGAGAAGCGCGTAGGCGGCTTTTTGGAAAACGGGCAAAAGGCGTATCAGGAAATGAGCCGGACGGCAGAGGACGCACCCTCCCTGTATGCAGGATTTTCCAGCGTGTACAACGCGGGACTGAACGGCATCGAAGCGGACAAGGCCAAGGGCAAGTACGCGGCGATGCTGACGCCGGAGCAGCGGTACGCGGCGTACAATGCTGGGCTGGAGGACGCACGGGCGCAAGTGGCACGGGAGAACGCGGAGGTGGCGTCTGTGACAACCACGGCGGGTGCCGGTCTGGCGGACAACGAGTACAGTCGGTATCTAATCGCAGCAAAGAAGGACACCGCCGCCACGCTGAACACATGGGGCAAGAAGCTGGGCGTCCGGATCGAGATCGTGGATCAGGTGCTGGGCGGCAGAGCCAACGGTCAGTACATCAAAGAGCAGAATCTCATCCAAATCGCCGCTGACAGCGGCAAGCCGCTTTTGAACGTGACCGCCCACGAGATCACCCACCGGATGCAGGACTTGTCCCCCGCTGAATACCGGAAGTTCCGGCAGTCGGCGGTGGAGTACAAGATGCGCGAAAACGGCGCGGACACAGAGGCGGAGATCGTGGAGCGGTACATGGAGACGGCGGAGCAGGAGGGCGTGACGCTGACGCGTGACGAGGTGATGGACGAGCTTGCGGCGGACTTCGCCGGTGATATGCTGGACGACGCAGACCTGTTTGCCAAGTTCTCCAAGGAAAACCGGACGGCGGCACAGAAGCTGCTGGACAGCCTGAAGGAGTTTCTCAACAAGGTCAAAACCGCGTTCACCGGCAAATACCGCGACATGGCGGCGCAGGAGGCATACGGCAAGGACTTTGCCGAGCTGGAGGACATTGCAAAGCAGTGGCAGGCGGCTTTTGACGCAGCGGAGCGGCAGGCGGAGAAAACAAAAACCGCCGTCGGTAAGGGCGACGGCGTGCGGTATAGTTTGAAAACCATTATTGGAGATAGTGGTAGAAACTATGGTATTGGCGTATATCTTGATTCTGCGCTACTTGAAAATCTGACCGCCAAAGAACGCGAACAAATGGTAAAAGAGCGCGTAAAGGAGTTGGGCGGACAACACTTTACTGCATACGACGGAAACGGAAACGCGGTAGATGTGCAGATAGCAGCTCCAAACGCACGTTTTGTAAACAAAAACGGGAAATCTGTTCCAGTTAATAAAGACCTTGCAACAAAAAATCGTGGGTCGAGAATAAAGCAGGAGGCGGTTGTTTTAGCCGATGAATTAGTTTCTGCGGCGCGGTACAAAAAAAGCCGCCCGGCGAATTATCCGCACGGGTGGCTGGACGACAACGGCAGGAACGAATGGGCTGAATGGAAAACATACATACAAAATAAAGAAAATTCTGTATGGGAAGCGACCCTGCACATCGCTACTTCTGCAACGGGCGAAAAGTTCCTGTACGACATTGACCCAATAAAAATGGCGGAGCAGTCCGGAAACTCGGACACATCTACCGCCAATGACAGTATACCCGCCGATGGCGTGAATGTCAAGCCGCAGTTTTCATTGAAAGCCACGGACAGCACCGGGCGGAAACTCTCCGAACAGCAGCAGGAATATTTCAAGGATAGCAAGGTGCGGGATGCGGAGGGGCGGTTAAAAACTGTATACCACGGCAGTTCTGCGCAGTTCACAAAGTTTTCAGCGGACTTTATGAGCAAAAACGGCAGTTCCGAAGGGCAGGGATTTTATTTCACTGATCTCAAGACGATGGCGCAGGGATACGAAAAGGATGGTGGGCAACTGCTGGAGGGATATCTTGACATTAAGAACCCGCTTAGTGACAGCGAGGTCACGCTAACAAATGCAGAAGTAAAGCGCCTTATTATGGCAATCGACCCTACCGGCGACGATTTAGTTCTTAACTATGATTCGCGCGGCGGTATGGGGTATCCATCTCGTACATGGTACAATCGCGCCGTAAATGATACGTTGCGCCTGACTATGGAAACCAGTGAAAGCGACAGCGAAATCCTTGCGGAACTGGCCAATGGGATGGGCGATCCCGGAGCGGTCTTAAAAGCCGCGCGTGAAGTGCTGGGGTATGACGGATATATTGTCGAGGGGAAATACGACGACGCAACGGTTTATGTGGCTTTTGATAGTAGCCAGTTTAAAAACGTGGACAACCTCAACCCAACCAGCGACCCGGATATTCGGCTTTCTTTGAAAGCCACAGCGGAGGTGGAGCGTGAGGCTCGGGAACTCAAGAAGGAGCGAAACGCACTGGCCAAGCAGAACGAGGCGCTAAAGCAGCGGGTACAGGAGCTGAAGGGCGAAATGCGCATCAGCAAAGAGCCGTCTGTTGTGGCGCGGGACGTGAAGAAACTGGGGCTGAATCTCATCCGCGAGTACGGCAGCGACGTGAAATACGCGGACGTGCAGAGCGAGATGGACGCGCTTGCCAAGGCTGTGATGAAGCGGGACGTGACGATGGAGGATCTGATGCCTCACGCCAAGGCCGTGGCGGAGGCCATCGTGGACAACACCACGGAGCTGACGGAGCACGGCGCGGAGCTGCTGGAAATACGGGATTATTTGAAGCGGCAGAAGATTCTGTTCAACGGGGACATGGCAAACTACGGAGATTTCCGAAAGAGCCACATGGGAACTCTGAAACTGAACAAGTCCAACGGCACGCCCGTGGACACCGTGTACGGCGAGTTGGCGGAGATGTTTGGCGAGGGCTATTTCCCCGGCGACGTGTATACCGAGGCGGACATGCTGCTGCAAATAGGTGACGTGCTGGACAGCATGGACACCATCTATGAAAACCCCTTCGACAGCTACCGTGATGCAGCCATTCAGGAGATTGCCAACGACATCATTGACGGAATGATTTCCGATCAGGTGCGGCAGAAAAAAACGTATGCGGACAGGCGGGCACTGGAAAAGCAGGAGGCCGTGGGCCGGGTACGCGAAATGCTGACGAAGGAGCGGGAAAAGCGCCGGGACATGGTAAAGCGTATGCGGCGGGAATACAATGAAAAGACCCAAAAGGGACGGGAGAAGCGGTATGCCACGGAGATGCGGGCAAAGATTGCCAGACATACCGGGGCGATTTCAGAAAAACTTCTGCGCCCCACGGACAAGAAGCACGTCCCGGAGGAACTGCGCGTAGTGGTGGCGGCCCTGCTGCGGAATATCAACCTGGAGAGCGCGTACAGCTACGACGAGAACGGACGGCCAAGGAAAAACGCGGACGGCGACCCCACCCAGCGGACATTGGCGGCGGAAAAGCTGAAAAAGGCATACGAGGACATCATTGAGCGGGAGGGGAATATCGTAGTAGATCCCGACCTGCTGGACAGCGGCGGGCTGCTGGACCGTCTGGCGGCTTTGGGAGACAAGCGTATCGCTGACATGAATGTGACGGAACTGGAGGCCGTGTGGATCACGGTGCGTGCGATCGAGACCACGCTGACCAGCTACGACCGGACGCTGGCCAATCAGAAGTACGCACGGACCAGCGAGTGGGCGGAAAGCCTTATGATGGGCAGCATGAGCCGGAAGCGGCGAAACCGGAAAATTTCGCTGGATATGGCAGATCCGTATACGTTCTTCTCTGCCTACGGCGACGGCGGCATGCAGGTATACCGAACGCTGCGGAACGCGCAGGACCGAGAGCACGTGATGCTGATGGAGTTGCGGAACGCGGCGAAAAAGTTTCTGGATGCGGACGTGTATAAAAACCGGGGTGAACGGCACACCTTCACCACCAGCCGTGGTGTGGAGCTGACGCTGACCACCGACCAGATCATGAACCTGTACAATCTGGCGCGGCGCGGTGAACAGGCTATGCACCATCTGACGGTGGGCGGCATTGTGCAGCCGGAGATCCAGCGGAACGGTAAGCTGAAGGCGATCCCGCGCGGGAACGACAACATTCTGCTGACGGGGGAGGACATCAAGGCCATCACCTCCGTGCTGACGCCTGAGCAGATCAAAGTGGCAAACGGGCTGCAAAAACTGGCAAGCACAAAACTGGCGGAGTGGGGCAACGAGGCCAGTATGCAGGTCTACGGCTACCGTAAGTTCAAGGAGGAGAATTACTGGCCCATCAAGGCTGCAAAGGATGCGGTGGCCACCAGCGTGGAGAAGGACGCAGACAACGCACGGTCGATCAAGAACATGGGCAGCGCAAAGGCCCTGACCCCCAATGCCAGCAATGCGCTGGACATCGGCGGCGCGTATGACGTGTTTGCGCAGAACGCCAGCGATATGATCAAATATGCCACGCTGTTGGCTCCAATGGAGGACATCAACCGTCTGTACAACTACCGGTACAGGGACAGCATGGGCAACCTGACCGGGAAGAATGTGCGGCAGGTCCTGTCTGGCGTGTACGGCGACGCTGCGCAGAAGTATTGGCGGAATCTGATGCGGGATGTGCAGAACGGTCAGAAAAAAAGCAGATTGGCTACGGCAAGAATGATTGAAAAATATGTTGGTAGTTACAAAGGCGCGGCTGTCGGCTCTAACTGGCGCGTGGTCATCCAGCAGCCCACGGCATTTTTCCGAGCGGCGGTGATCCTCGATCCGGAGAACATGGCGAAAGGCATCGCAAAAGGAGTGACGGATGGCAACGGATGGGACAAGGCCCGGAAGTGGGCAGCCATAGCGGGGATCAAGGACACGTCCGGCTTTGACCAGGGCAGCCGGTACACCATTGCGCGAGAGGTGTACGGCTCCAGCGACAGCGTTATGGACAAGCTGAGCGACTGGAGCAGCCGGGCCGCCGCCAATGCAGACGCCATTACATGGGGCAAGATCTGGAACGCCTGCGAGTGGCAGGTGGCGGCAGACACAAAAACGGAAGCAGGCAGCGATGCGTATTACCGGCAGGTGGCGGAGCTGTTTACGGACGTCATCGACCAGACGCAGGTGGTGGACGGCATTATGCAGCGGACGCAGATCATGCGGGATGGAGATATGCTATTTAGGCAAGCCACGTCCTTCATGGGTGAGCCGCTGAAAAGTCTGAATATTCTGATGCGTTCCTACGACGCATGGGTGTATGAAACGAACCCGCAAAAGCGCAGCAAGGCGCTGAAGCAGCTGAAGCGGGCCGTGGGCGCACTGCTGGTGACGGACGTGGTGAACGCGCTGGCACAGTCCCTTGTTGACGCGCTGCGCGATGATGACAAGGAGAAAAAGTATTGGGCGCGTTTCTTTGCGTCGCTTACCGGTGTCAGCGGAGATGAGGAGAGTTCCGGAGAGATGGCAAAGAACATCTTGCTGGAAGGAAACCTTAAAGGGAATATTACACTGTTAGGGCGTGTTCCTTTTGGAAATGACTTTATCTCGTTACTACAAGGCTACACCGTAGACCGCATGGATGCCAGCGTAATCGATGACATCATAAAAGCGACCAGAGCCATGATTGCCAGCGCTAACGGTGAGGGCAAAAAGACAATGGCGTACAGCGCAAAACAGGTGATTGCTTCTGTTAGTAAAGTATTCGGCATCAGCGTAGCAAATGCAGGCCGTGATGTGTGGTCTTTGGCTCGGACTATTGCCAGCGAAGCTGGGAATGTGCGTCTGATGTTCGAGATGGAAAAGGCCATCTACCGTATGGACAAGAGCGCCGGGAACCGAAAAACCTGGTGCGCACTGCTGTACCGTGCGCAGAAGGAGAACGACACCGAGACGGCGCGGCTGATCTATAAAGAGATGCTGGAGCACGGCTATGAGGAGGCAGACGTGCGACAGGGCGTGGAGGCCATCATGAAAAATGAGCAGGGTGTCGAGTCCGTGAAGGAATTGAAAAACCGGTGGCGAGCACCGTAAATCAAGGAAAGGAGCAACGGGCGATAGGGCAACCATCCTATGGCACCATCCCGCCGCAAGGCGATCCGCAAGCCTGCGTAACGCAGGATGAATCAGGAGCACCGTGAAATACGGGCTATGCTGCATAGCATGGCACCCAAGAGAGCTATCGCGTGGATCCAATCTTTTGACTTGCCGCAGGAGGAGGCGCAGTGTATCGCGGAATGCGACGTGCGGGGACGAAGCTGCGTGGAGCAGGCGTTCCGTATGAACGTATCGGTTGACGGGGTAAAGCGCCGCCGCCGTACCGCATACAAAAAAATGGCCGACGGCCTGAGAGCAGAAAAAAGACACACCGTGTAGGTGTGTCTTTTTTTGTGTCCACGCACTTTTTCGCCCTTTTCTTGACGCTTTCTCCGGCAATATCTGCCGTATGCTGGCGGTAAAGAGAGGTGGTCGTGATGTTCGTATGGTATAACCCGAATCCCTCCGGCAAGAACGTGGGAGACTGTCCTGTTCGCGCGATCTGCCGCGCCACGGGGCAGGGCTGGCATGAGACGTATGTGCAGCTTTGTATGCAGGGTCTGGCACTTGCGGATATGCCCAGCGCCAACACCGTGTGGGGCGCGTATCTCAAGAAGCTGGGCTTTACACGGCATATCATCCCGGATGACTGTTCGGACAGCTATTCCGTGAGTGATTTTGCAATGGATCACCCGCGTGGTACATATCTGCTGGCGCTGGCGTCCCATGTGGTGTGCGTGATAGACGGAGACTGGCACGACACATGGGATTCCGGAGCCGAAACACCCTTGTATTACTGGGAAAGGACGGATGAAGCATGAACTATCCATACTACGGGAACCCCTATATGCCGCCGATGCAGGACAACCTCGCCCAGCTGAGGCAGCAGCAGATGCAGGTCATCCCGCCGATGCCGCAAAATCCTTTGCCGCAGAGCGGCGTGCAGTGGGTATCCGGCGAACAGGAGGCAAGAAGCTGGATGGTCGCGCCCAATGCGGCAGTGGCGCTGTGGGACTCGACGGCTCCCACGGTGTATCTGAAACAGGCCGATGCAAGCGGCAAGCCGACGCTCAAGGTGTATGACCTCGTGGAGCGGCTTGCAAGCGCTCCTGACACGCAGAAAGCGCCCGTTGCGGAATATGTGACCCGTAAGGAGTTCGACGCGCTGGCGGCGCTTGTGAGCGAAATGAAGGGCAAGAAGCGCAAGGAGGAAAAGAGCGATGAATAATCCGTTTTTCGGTGCAATGGGCGGCGGCAACGGCTTTATGCAGATGGTGCAGCAGTTCAAACAGTTTAAGGCGAATTTCCAGGGCGACCCCAAGGCAGAGGTGGAGAAACTGCTGCAAAGCGGCAAGCTCACGCAGCAGCAGTTGAACCAGCTCCAGCAGATGGCGAAGCAATTTCAAAGTCTGATGGAATAAGCAAAGGCAAAGCAAAAACCTAAGACGAAACATAAGACGAAACATAAGACGAAACATAACGTGTTTCTTGATCGTGGCCGCGATTCAGATAAATTACATCAATAAAAAGGAGTGATACTATGTCTCTTTCCGAGGGTATGCCCACCATGACCATGCCTGTGACCCCTGCCAATGGCAGCGGTAACGGCTTTGGCTTTGGCGGTGACGGCGCGTGGTTCCTCATCATCCTGTTCCTGTTCGCGTTCTGCGGCTGGGGCGGCAATGGCTGGGGCAACAGCGGCAATTCCGGCGGTGTGGTCGATGGCTATGTGCTGGCCTCCGACTTCTCCAACATCGAGCGCAAGATGGATCTTATCAACGGAGGGCTGTGCGACGGCTTCTATGCCGTAAACAACACGCTGTTGACCGGCTTCGGCAATGCCGAGCTGTCCCGCGCCAACCAGCAGGCCGCACTGATGCAGCAGCTCAGCGCTATGCAGATGCAGGCGGCAAACTGCTGCTGCGAGAACAGAGCCGCCATTGCGCAGGTGCGCTATGACATGGCGACGCAGGCGTGTGACACGCGGAACACCGTGCAGAACGCCACTCGCGACATCGTGGAGAACCAGAATGCCAACAGCCGCGCCATCCTGGACTTCCTGACCAACTCCAAGATGCGCGATCTGGAGAGCGCAAATCAGGAGCTGCGGCTGGCCGCGTCTCAGGCTGCGCAGAACAACTACCTGATCTCCCAACTGCGGCCTACGCCCATCCCGGCGTATGCATCCTGCAACCCGTGGGCTGGCAGCTACACCGGCTGCTCCGGCTGCTGACAACTGCATAGGAATCTATTTCCAAAACGGAAATTGTTCAGCTCCGGGCTGATATTGAAAGGCGGCGGGGCAATAGCTCCGCCGTCTGCATTTTGAAAGGAGTGAGTATTTTGGCTGAATATGTAAATACCAACATCGTTTCTGTTCCTGCCGGACAGAATGTACCGCTGACGGAAACTGCCGTTGCGGGCAAGGCCTGCATCGTACACCGCGAGGGCAGCGGGCAGGTGTTCCTGCGCGGTCTGACAAACCAGTGTAAGGCACGGTTCCGCGTGTCCTTCGGCGGAAACATTGCCATCCCCACCGGTGGCACGGTGGGCGCAATCTCCGCCGCGCTGGCTATCAACGGAGAGCCGCTGACCAGCGCCGTGGCGACAGTAACGCCCGCCGCCGTGGAGAACTATTTCAACATCTATGTCGCTGCCAACGTGGACGTGCCGAAGGGCTGCTGCGTAACGGTAGCGATGGAGAACACCAGCGCTCAGGCGATCAGCTTTGCCAATAGCAACATGATCGTGGAGCGCGTCTGCTGAAAGGAGGGGCAACATGAACATGAAGGAGCTTTTCGGTATCCGAGAGATGCTGTGTGAGGAGCTGTCTGAGTTTTCCGGCCAGCGGGAGCTGAGCGCTGCGGAACTGGACGCCATCCACAAGCTGGCATCGTCCATCAAGAACATTGACAAAATCGCCATGTTTGAAAGCGGCGACTACAGCCGCGATGATGGGTACTCCCGCGATGACGGCTATTCCCGCGACTGGTCTTCCGGGCGCACCGCCTACAACAGAGGCAGCTCGTATCGGCGCAAGAGGGATTCTATGGGCCGGTACAGCCGCGATGAGGGCAAAGCAAAAGATCTGATCGAGCGCATGATGCAGGACACCGACGATCCCAACGTAAAGGAAGCGCTGCGGCAGGCAATGCACGTTGTTGAGAACGGGTGACGTTGCTTACACGTTACTTACAAACGTGTTTTGGAGGAAATAAGAAAATCCCTGTAACCGTTGTGGTTACAGGGATTTTTGTGGTGCGCGGTACAGGACTCGAACCTGTGACCCCATGCACGTCAAATATGGACAATATAATTTCGCAACGTTTTTGCGTGGTTTTCGCTGTGCTTTGATAATGTTTCCAGGAAAGCAATAACAAGAATCCGTTTTAAGCGGTTTTGGCCTTTTTCGGTTACTTACAAATTACTTGCAGATTCAACGGCGGAGATGAGCTTTTCCGCGTCTGCATGGATGTAAATGTCCGCCGTGGTGGAGAAGTTTGCGTGACCGATGATCTTCTGCAAAATCTCCGGCTGGATGCCTGCACTTCTCGCCCATGTTGCGTAAGTGTGGCGCGTGGCGTGGGGTGTGTGCTTTGGGATACCGAGCTTTTCCAGCAACGGATAGAAATCACGTTTGCGGTAATTGGCGGGGATACGCTGCCCGTCGTAGCCGGACAGAAGCAGGTCGCCGGTGGCGCGGGAGGCGAAGTATGCAAAATACTTCCTACCCTCCGGGCGGATGGGAATGACGCGGTCTCTACCGGCCTTTGTCTTTTCGCCGCCGATCACATACGATTCATGGTAGTCTTTCAGCGGCAAGGAGAACAATTCACCGATGCGCATACCGGTGTAAATCATCATAAGGGCGATTTTGGCGGCGTCGGAGCCGTCTTTTTCCAATAGCGCGATTTCGTCATCTGTAAAGATGGCTTTTTCTTTTTTTACCTGCTGGGGCAGCTTGACATATTTGGCAAAGTCGGTGGTGGCGATCTCCTCACGGACGGCCCAGCGGGCCATCTGGGTCATGAGCTGCTTGTATTTGGACAGCGTGGAGTTGGATTTTGCCATGTTGCTGTCGATGATGGCTTGAAAGTCCTTTGTGCGCAGGTCACGGAATTTCTTATTGTGCAGCGGCGCACATACGGCGTAGGCTCTGTCATAGGATTCCACGCCCTTCTCCCCTATCTCCCGATAGTGTTCGGCTTTCCATTCGGTGAACACTTCGGAAAAGGTCATATTGAACTTTTCCTCCAGCGGACGGCCTGCCAGCCGATCCAGTGCGGCCAGCGCGTCCGTCTTCCGCTCGTAGTACCCGATATACACGCCGTCTTTTGCGGCGACCCACGGCCGAGACCGCCGCCCACCCAGCTTATACACCGTGCCGGACCCGTTGGGGCGTTTCAGCGCCTTGCGGGAGGCCGTGACCTGCTTTTTCCCGCAGATATGGCAATAAACGGCATTCGGGACCAGTTGGACACCGCATTTAATACAAGTAGACATAGGGACACCTCACAAAGAAGAAACAAGAATCTTGTAAATCTTGCCGATTGAAAACAAGAGGCTTGCCATGTACAATGGCAGCAAACAAACAGAACAAATGTTTCAGTCCCGAAACAGCCCCATGTTGGGGTCCAGCATATCAATGGTAATGCCGTATGCCAGGGTGATGGCAAGCAGGATCATCAGGCCGAGAATCAGATAATTTTTGTGGCGTATGGCTCTGACGCGGAGCTGGTTCATCTCCTGTTCGTGGGCAAGCTGCGCTTCTATGGACGGATCGGGCGATGGTCGAATATGAAAAAAAGCGTCTATCGACACACCGAGGACGCGGCAGATGGGGCCAGCGGTGTAGATAGACGGCATTTTGGAAGAGGCTGCAAAAAAATTGTTGACGCTGGACAGCGGAACGTCGGAATAGTCGGATATGTCCTGCGCCGTCATCTTTTCTCGGTATTTTGCTTCTCTGCAAAGCTCCTGTAAAGATTGTTCCATGATTATTCGTTCCTCCCTCAACTGGGCGAGACCTGCCCCGTTTCGGTTTGGCGCGGCGGGGCGGTCTGCCTTGTTCCGGCGTTGACCTGCCTAATGCGGTTTTGTTACGGTGAAACCGCAGCAGGTGCGCGTGATGGTTGGTGCGTCTGCTGTAAGCCCCCGCCGCCGTTGCGGAGGCGGCGGGGGCGCTTTGACCGGAAAGTTTCATTTTTTCATCTCTGATTGCTCAAGTTTTCCTCTTTTTTTCAAGATAGCAAACCCAATCGTTTTTAATAGCCAATACTTGGCTATTCCCCATACAATAGAGACTAAAATCAAACATACGGTATCGATTTCTTGATTAGAGTTAAAGCCTGACGTGAATATAGAAAACGCGGAATACACGGCAAAAACAATGCAAAGCTTTTTATACCATGAACCAGACGTTGGTTTCTTAACGACCGCTGCGATTATCCACGGGATAGCTTCGAGCACAATGAACGGCAATAACCCCGCAAGTATCACTAAAAGCACGACTTCACCCCCTTTCAGACAACATTATACAAACTGCACGGAATGTAAACAAGTTAAGAAAATAA